TCTAAATAAGAACATAGAAATCAATGCCAATGCCACGAATATAAATATTACCACCGCAATAGATTACAGCGCTTACACAACATGCTATATTGTGGTCGAGTATTTGAAAAACTAGTATTCATTACTACTCTCCTTAATGCCCATGGGATTTCAAACCTTTTCCCATGGGTGTTTAATTACAAGAATTATTGTTTGCACTCACAAGAAATGCAGTAAAGGTAATAGCACTGGATAAGATGCTCGTAGCAGCCGCAAGATACGCTGATTGTTTCTTAGTCCATTTCTTTTTAGACTCATTCTTCTGATGCTCAAATGCCTTATCGATTGATTTGGCAATGATCGTATTCAGCTGATCCACATCTTTCTCAGAGCGCATATTAATAAATCCCGATTCAAGCTTATCGAGAATATTATCATGATCCAAAGGAGGAGAATTCTTCCTGACTTCTTGAACCACTTCTTTTATATATGGTTTAAGCTCTCTGATATGAACTGATTCATCATGCCTAAAATAGGTATCATACGCTTTCTCGGCGACTGCATCATCACGATCGGGAACATTCATGGGGATAATAGCATTATTCATACATTCAGTACTATACGCACTGAACAGCAAAAATATGCATAGATATTTCATACAAACCTCCTAAAAAGAATGAAAATAATCTATTGCAATCTGCCCGTAGGTGAAGTGTAAAACGTCATAGCATGAAGTTGAAAGTCTTCGAATACTATTGCTGAATCTGTCATCTGCTCTGCATTCATATATATATGTAATTGAATGCATTCACCTTCGGCAAATGGATATATTGGATGCCATAGACGAGCTTGCGAATTTTCTTGTGGAATCAGTGCATATGGCGATGTTTCAAGAGCACCAGTTCCTAAAAATGCAGTAGTGTCTTGACCTTGCTCTATCAATGATTGATCCGAAGATGACACTGAATAATCTACAACTACTTGTCCATTGACCGTTTTATCAACATAGAAATCAACTTTATTGATAAATGAATTCACACCATCTTGAACATAGAAATTATATTGCTTGGTCTTAATATCAATATTAGATACGCGGACTATATTGCCACCACCTTGATAAGTACCAGAAACGCCTTTAGCCAAGATATAAAAGTTATTCGCATCAATAACTTGATCTACCGGAAATATCATGTCGCTTAAGCCAGTTATACCATTAACATTGGTTAGCAATATATAGTCAGGATTATTCGCATCAAGATTATGATTAATACAGTTAATTTCTATCGTTACACCACTAATAGTTACATTCGTTATCTGTAATGATATAGAGTTATTCGTAACATCAGGCGCAACAATGAACGTAAAGCCTTGCTGATTGCCTGCTACAATTTGCCTAAATCTGGATTGGATTGTTCCACTCGACCATGTGTTAGTCAGCTCTGCCCATGTTCTCAATTGATTCTGCCATTGCACGGTAGTTTGTTGCTGGTAATACCCAAAAGCAGTGATGGAATCGATGTTAAATGCCCATGATCCAGTCTTATAGTTATACACTAAGATTCTATTGGGGAATGTTGCAGCACTTTCAACATCTGAAGGGAATGTCCAATAGACCATCTCGACGTAGTAATCACGAATACCATAAACGCGATAAACACCTTGATTGTCATTATGAATCTTAAATACTTCATCCGGTATCTTCTGGTCCACGCGCTCTACGTTTGCACCGTTACATGCATGAACGCCAACGTTACCTACACCAAGAACTACTTTATCAAAGGGAACTGTAGAGAATGTAGACTCTGCACCAAGCTCAGTATTAATTTGTTGCCATCTGAACGGCTGAACATCATTACCAGTGTATGCTAACTCCCAGGTACTCGTCTCAAAATATACTATAAGCCTATCCTTAAGGAATTCGCTCGATACGATCTGTTCTTTCACCGGAGCATCTATGTAACCACCGCGAGTTCCAAGCGTATCTAACCATGAATTTGCATTCACAGGAGATCCATTCTGAGAGAATCTGCAACGGTTTACGTATTGCTTGATGGTAGAAGTAGTAGGCGCTGGATTTCCAAGATATAAAACTGACGTGCTCGGGTTATTATTATTTCCCGTTATAACTATGGTACCGGTCGATACGTTAAAAGTAGCAGTCGGAGGAGTTGAGAGAGTAGTATTTGTGGTAACAAGCATTGGCTGAGCACCAGCGGCGCTGCTTATAATTGTATAAATTGTGCTGCCAACAACAAATGCTTGTCCTGGGGTATAGGAATATGCACCAATAACCACAGTGAAATTCCCAGTAACAGCATCAGTAGTACCAACATTAGTTCCTTCTGCATTTTCCACCGTATTTAAAGCGAGTAATCTATTCTTAAAAGGCACTATAAGTCGTGCAGTAATAAGTCTATAAGTCCCATTGAGAACCGGATAGAGATAATTCCATGCAGGGCTAACTGCTGCACCATCCCAGTAGCGCATATAATCATATGCTGACGATGATATCGTTGGGAAATTAAAGTTAGTAGCAAATAAGAAGTAATCAGAGTTCAGAATACCTCTATAAGTATATCCCCACATAAATTGTGAGTTGCTGCCATGCCATAATGCTGCTCCAGTTTGATTCTCAGTAGCTAATCGCTCCCAGCCAGTCCCAGAATAGTTGTATGCAAACTGCGTATCAAAGGCAAAAACAGGCTCATCATCAAGTTGATCGCTTTCATACGTCACAAATCCCATAACAGGAGTTGCAGGATAGAAATAGATCGCTGTTGATGGATATGCTGCGGTAAAAGTATATGCTCCGGTTGCAGTATTATAAGTTGCTCCAGATGCAGCAAATAAATTTATGACTGATTGAGCTGTCGTCCCAGTAAATGTATAAGCTCCTGTTAAGGTGTTGAATGTTCCCGATCCTGGAGCGCCTCCGCCAGGAGTTAATGCGCCATTCACGAGCGTGACCGTGTAGGTGAATCCAGCAATAGTGAAATGCATACCAACAGATCCAACACCGCCAGGAATAGTTCCTGAAGCATTGCCTGAAATATCAGTTATTCCTACAGAGATTGGGGCAATTAAAAGATTGCCAGTAGCTTTAACCGTAAAAATCTCATTGCCAATAGAAAACATTTGCCCTACTGCAAAAGTAGACCCTGGAACAGTACCAGAGGCTGCTCCTGAAGCATCAGTAGTTCCAATATTGACTCTCAGTCTTGTGGTTTCATTTTGACCTTCAACGGAAGTTGATTGATTCATGGGCAAAGCGCCAAAACGTTTCCTCACTCTTCCACGAAACACATAGCAATCAGTTAATGATTCGAATGCATCGTCTGGAATAAGCCAGGGTTTTAGATCTTTAGTCATCCCACTATTAATGGGAGCTATCATGAAACGATCAATTTGCGCCATCTTAGTATCCTATAGCAAACCAACAATAGTTTTGAGCCGCACCTTCAGAATACACACTAAACGCAGTAGTAGAATATGCCGTTACATTGATATCACCATAATATGTTGCAGAGCCAGCACTGATTGCAGGAGTGACTTGTATTGAAAGCAAAGCATTTGGGAATGCAGTGGTAAAGGTCACGCTCTGAACGTTGGCTATCGTTGCTCCTTGGCCCCATTTAAGCACTACTCCTGATGGAAGATTGGTCCCACCATTAGCAAGTGTATGAGAGAAGCTCGTGATATCAATATCAGCGCCCGCGGGAGCTATGTTCTCTCTTTGCAGAAAGAGCTGTGTTGTGCCTGCAACATCTTTAGTATAGAGCGCCATTTCATCAAGCGCAGTCCCTGGAGATGCTGCTTGCTCTGGCATTGTTACAAAATTATGCTTGCCTTGGTTAGGATCACCAAACGTTGCATGGTTAACATCTATGAGTGTTTTGATCGCTTGGAAGTTTGCTTGAATGTCACCCTGAGAATCATTCAGAGCATCCGTTGCCAAGGGTATATTTTGTTGATACGCCATTACTAATCTCCCCTAGAACTGTCCGCCGCCGCTCCACCATCCAGGACCATAAGCACCAGCAGCGCCAGTATCTTGTGTATAGATGGTTGAAACGCGCTGACTTGTTTGTTCTACAATTGTTCTTCTTAAAATTAAAGTCTCTTGCTTCTTAAACTCAGGCAATATCATCTGCACTGATTCTAAATCCATGCGATCTTCAAATATCTTCTTAGCTGCACCATATGCAATATACTGCCACCACTCTTGGAGTTCTGGTGATTGATTGGCCTGGAGCAATTCTGTTGGTCTTACATAGACTTCCATTTGAACTCTATACGCTTGATCAGGAACTGGGCGTAAAGTGAACTTGCCGTCATAAAAGAGCATAGTTTGTGGCAATGTAGGCTGCTGCGGAACCGTTTGACTATTGATAGCATTCCCAGCGCCAGGAGCTGATGGGAAATTTATAGTAAAAGCACCAGTCAAATAATTAATTTGTCCATAAGGAGAAGGAATGGTCTGAGGAGTTCCTGGTAACCCCAATGCGCCAATAGTATTTGAAACCGGATAATCTATTAATGCCAATCCAGAATTATCTGTAGCAACTGAACTAAACAGCACGTTATTTTGGAGCAATACAATAGTCTGAGTAAGATTTGGCGGTATGAATGCTTGCTGCGTATTGATAACACCCGAAAATGTTGTCGTGATACCATCGCCCGTTACACCAATACTAGAAATACTATTAAGCATTGGATATATACCGAAGAATTGTTCACGCGATTCAAGATAGAGCGCGCTGTAACCAGCGATATATATTGGCGGATGAACCGTTATATAGCGATTAACAAAATCATAAAGAGGGCTATTAACATCAGTAGACGTAGCATAAGTATCCACATAAGGTTCGGTGAAAAAGGTAAACGTCGTGCGTAGATTAAATAAACGCAAATGCTCAGGGAAATCATAAAGAACAAACGTATTTACGTATGAATCAATGTCAGAATCGGAGAGCTGAGACGGAGACAAGCTACGCGTTAAACGGCGTATTTTATTACGTATCGTTTGCAAGTTAGAAGTAACTACAGTCGGAGTTGCTGGCATCCTAATCTCCAATGCTCAAAAAGCTTTTTTAAAATACTACCATTATGTTGCAGAATAAGGCAAGACGTTAAATACTGCTGCTTTCAATGTATCGTTGTTTTCGCCGATAGGAACGCATTGTGCATGTTGAAATGTTTCTGGAAATGTAGAAGGTGTTGTAAAAGGATCAAACAAAGTAGTATCGATTGCAATGGCGAAGGTAGTAGCGCCCGTTACCGCTATCTCCCCCGTCAATTGATTAGCCTGATACATGCCATATCCAAGTGGAATATTCAATCTCACAATAGTGCCAGTCTTATATTGGTGATTAAATGTGGTGGTAACAACCGCCGGGAATGCATTCGAAATAGAGGCAATGATTCTCATAGCTGGTTGATAAACGGGAAATGGTGTGGCAAGTATAGACATAGTAACCTTACTTAGGTAAAGCAGATCCAACATTATCTGATTCATCAATATCCAAAAACTCTAAGCTCTGGAAACTGCATCGACGAATCTTTTCTGAAACGCTCACAACAGGTCTGCCTGATTCATCATTCTTAAATGTATATGACGGATACCAGCAATTAGTATTGAGATGCTTGTAAACACCTAATGGTATAGTTTGCGTTTCACCATCTCTAAATTTAAACGTCTCTAACGGATCGCCTTTATATTTCTTAAAAGGGAACTCCATAACACCGCCTGGAACTTCATGGAATATGAATTTACCACGAACCGGCTGGCGGTCTTGTTTGCGTTGGAATTCTAAATTAGCTTTTAATTTTTCTTTGCGTTCTTTTTC